TGAAACGCAACAAGTTCGTGATGAACGTGCCGTTTCTTGGGCGGAAGAGAATATTTGGTTTGGCTCAACAACCCCTGACGGGGTAGAAATGACTGCGTTTGCGTTAGGTTTAGACGCCAAACTTAAGCAAGAGGGGGTAGACCCCCAATCAGATACTTACTACGAGAAAATTAACTCTCGTATGCGACAAGTATTCCCCGATCAATTTGATGACGGGGTAGAAGATCAACCAGAGAGTACTAAGAGAAAATCTAGCAATGTGGTTGCTCCCGCCTCGCGGAGCACAGGACCTAAGAAAATTAGGTTAACGCAGTCACAAGTAGCTATTGCGAAAAAACTTGGAGTACCACTGGAAACCTACGCCAAACAGGCTGCTGAACTAATGAGGAAACAATAATGACTCAGAACCGACAAAATAGAGAGCTACAAACCCGCGAAAAGACTACCCGTAAGAAGTCGTGGAGTAGGCCAACTGTGTTGCCTGATCCCATGCCCCAAGACGGTTATAAGTTTCACTGGGTTCGTGTAAGCACTATGGGTCAACCTGATTCCACTAATGTGTCCTCAAAATTACGTGAAGGATGGGAGCCAGTACGTGCAGAAGACCACCCCGAGATATTTAGTGACGCCGTTGATGACGTGCGTTTCAAAGATAATGTCATCGTTGGCGGACTAATGCTGTGTAAGGCCCCACTAGAACTTGTCGCAGAGCGTACTGAGTACTATGACAATATGGCTCAGTCTCAGATGCGTTCAGTAGACAATAACTTAATGCGCGAAAATGACCCTCGTATGCCCCTGTTTAACGACAGGAAAACAAAGGTTACTTTCGGCAAAGGAAACTAAACTTAGGAGTTATATACAATGGCTTATCCAACAGTCAGTGCTCCCTACGGCTTTCAAGCAATTAACCGTGTAGACGGTATGCCTTATGCAGGTCAGACTCGCCTTGTTCCTATAGCGAGCACCTACAATACGGCTATCTTCGCAGGTGATTTGGTTAAAATCGTAGCGGCAGGCACAATCGAGAAGTTTACTGGCACTACTACTGGTTCCCCTGCGGGCGTCTGTGTAGGTGTTCAGTACGTCAATTCATTGAGCCAGTTCACCCCGGCTCAGTACTACCCCGGCACTAGCGTTACTGACGCTTACGCTATCGTAGTTGACGATCCACTAGCGGCGTTTAAAGTTGCTGTAACTGCTGCTAACAGCAGCATGTCTTCGGCGGCACGCGCTGCTGTAGGCGCTAACATGTCTGTCTTAGTGGGTACAGGCGACACAGCTACTGGCAACTCTGGTGCATCAGTACTAGCGGGTTCAGAAGCTACAACAGCGGGTCTAGTTGTGCGAGTTATCGACACAGTAGACGAAACTAAAACTGCTGCTGATACTTTTGTAGAGCTGATCGTCAAGATCAACCTGCACCAGTACAACAACACAACCGGCGTATAAGGAGACTAGCAGATGGCTATTTCAAGAGCGCAACTCCTTAAGGAGCTACTACCGGGTCTAAACGCCCTATTCGGCCTCGAATACGCTAAGTATGGTGATGAGGCTGCTGAAATCTTCGAGACTGAATCTTCGGATCGTTCTTTTGAAGAAGAAACTAAGTTGTCTGGTTTCAGTGCCGCACCTGTTAAGGGTGAAGGTTCTGCAATCGAGTATGACAATGCGCAAGAAGCGTGGACTGCTCGTTACACTCACGAGACCGTCGCAATGGGCTTCTCGCTCACTGAAGAAGCAATCGAAGATAACCTCTACGATTCACTCTCTTCACGTTATACAAAGGCACTTGCCCGCGCTATGGCGTACACTAAGCAAGTTAAGGGTGCTAGCATCCTAAACAACGCATTCGCTGCTGGTACTACGTACGGTGATGGACAGACTCTCTGTTCAACTGCTCACCCTCTCGTATCTGGTGGTGTAAACTCAAACCGTCCTGCTGTTGCTGCTGACCTTAACGAGGCTTCACTCGAAGCTGCTGTTATTCAGATTGCTGGCTGGACTGATGAGCGCGGCCTGCTTATTGCTGCTAAGCCTAAGACTCTGGTTATCCCACCGGCATTGCAATTCGTTGCTACTCGCTTGTTGGATACTAATCTTCGTGTTGGCACAGCGGATAACGACATCAACGCACTGAACAACAATGGTTCAATCCCCGGCGGTTATAAAGTTAATAACTACCTGACTGACACCAATGCTTGGTTCTTGATGACTGACATCCCCAACGGCCTGAAGCACTTCGTCCGCTCACCTATGAGCACTAGCATGGACGCAGACTTCGACACAGGCAACAGCCGTTATAAGGCTCGTGAGCGATACAGCTTCGGCGTATCTGACCCACTGGGCATCTTCGGTTCACCGGGCGCTTAATAAGCCAAAGGTGTTAGGATTGGGGGCTTCGGCCCCCTTTCTTTTATGGGTAGTAAAGATCTATGCCTAGAAAACCTAAAGTAAAGCCAGAGTCGCAAGGCTCCCGATTATGCACGTCCTGCAACAAAGTTAAGATGCTGTCCCAGTTCGAGCATTTTAAAGAGGGGCAGGTACGGGGCGTCTGTCGGCACTGTGTGACCCTCCAAAGATCAAAGAAAACCTCGGCTACCCCTGAGGCCTACATTCGGGTCTTAAACACGCAGTTAAAATCTCAGCGGAGCAAACAGGGCATCCAGTACGATTTAACTAACGAAGAAGTAGTAGACCTATGGGAGGCCCAAAACGGCAAGTGCGCGCTTTCTGGCGTCCTCATGACCCATCAAAGAGATGGCACCTACGGTGACAAGAAGCCAAAAGAATTCAACGCCTCGATAGACCGCATAAATCCCAATGGCCCTTACGTACGGGAAAACGTGCAACTAGTGACGGCTAGAGTAAATACTATGAAGCATACGCTAGGCGAAGAAATGTTTATGTGGTGGGTAAAGAACATTTACGAAGACAGTATGAAGTGATATGTTGGAGTTGCAGTATCCCTTGAGAAGTTTGCCCGTCCTTACAGACGGGCTTTTTTATTTGTGCATTAGCTAAATAAGTGGTATATACTAAGAGAAATCCGGAACTAACCGGTGTATCTGACAGCTTCCGGCTGACGACATGCAGACAGATATGCCCCATAACTCGCATGTGAGGTTTCAAAATGGCTACAACTACCTTTTCAGGTCCCGTCGTTTCTACAAATGGTTTTGACTTTCCTATTGTAACTACGGCTAATCTTCCCGCTTTTGCTTCTGTTTCCGCTGGTACGGTGTACATCGTCAGCGATAATGGCGCGGGCAACAATGAGTTTTGTCTAGTAATTAACACAGGCGCTGCTTGGGTTACTGCTACGGGCGCTGCTCTTTCATAAGGAGCTAACTCATGGCTGATACAGTATCGACTCAAATAATCCAAGATGGCAGCAAGCAGGCGATCATTAAGGTTACTGCGGTTGTAGGAAACACCGACGTAGTAACTAGCACAATGGTTGATGTCTCTAGCTTATCGGTTGACCCGGTTAGCCGTAGAGCTTGTACTGGTGCTGTTCTGGCAAAGCTTGTGTACGTGGGTGTTGGAGTAGGGGTCAAACTAGAATGGAAGGCAAATGCTAACGTTCTTATCTTTGATCTGCCCGTAAACTGGACGGAGGAGTACGACTTCACTGCCTTTAGCGGAATCCCCAACAACGCTGGAGCTGGTAAAACTGGCGACATAGTAGCAACTACAGTAGCTCCAACTGCTGGAGATACCTACACCTTTATATTTACTGTGAACAAGCAATATGGCTAAGCAAGTAGATAAGAAAGCAATGGCTTGTAATAAGCCAAGACGAACTCCGTCTCATGCTAAAAAGTCCCACATTGTGAAGGCTTGTGAGAATGGGAAGGAGAAGATAATTCGTTTTGGCGAGAAAGGCGCAAGCACTGCTGGCAAACCCAAAGCGGGCGAGTCTGCCAAGATGAAAGCTAAGCGCAAGTCGTTTAAGGCTCGTCACGGCAAGAACATCGCCAAGGGCAAAATGAGCGCAGCCTACTGGGCTGACAAGGTTAAGTGGTAGGAGACTGTTATGTGGACTAAACCTTCATACGAAAATGTACGGTTAGGCTTTGAAATTACTATGTATTTTAAGACTCGCTAGGAGAACATCATGGCAGGTTGCGGAACAAAACGGTACAACAAAGGCGGTAAGCTGGAGATGGTAGAGAAGGGCGGTCAGAAAGTCCCGTTCTACGCAGCTGACGGCAAAGGCAAGATGAACATGGGCGGCAAAGTCATGAAGTACAATAATGGCGGTAAAATCCGTGGTTATGGTATGGCGCGGGGCGGAAGACCCTGCAAGATGCGCTAAGGAGAACTGCGATGATGAAGTGCAGAGGCATGGGCAAAATGAAGCCCATTACGTTTAAGAAAGGCGGTACGGTCAAAGACGATTGTTACCGCAAAGTGAAGGCATCCTATAAAGTCTTCCCTTCTGCGTACGCCTCGGGTGCTATTGCCAAGTGCCGAAAGAAGAAAGCCAGTGGCCGTTCGTAAGACGGAAAAGGGCAAAGCCCTAAAGCGCTGGTTTAAAGAGGACTGGAAAGACGTTCGCACAGGTAAGAAATGTGGACGCAAAGAAGGCGAGAAGCGGGGAACCCCGTACTGTAGACCAAGTAAGAAGGTCTC